GGATTTATGTTCGCTGTCTTGCTCAGTCCATTGATCCTGACGATTTTGTTCATGTATGGGATATGCAAGATTTCATGGGTCACTACGAAAAGATGGTTGACTCATTTGTGGACGGAGTACTCGCAACTAATGAAGAAATGGTAATGCATATGAAGATTGCAGGCTGGAAGGCTCCAATCTATAATATCAGTGGATTAGCATTTGGTAAAGCAGAAGTACGTAGTCGTGTAAAAACTATCAAACCGTTTAATGAAAGACAATTACGAGTTGTATTTTCAGCACGTTGGGATCAGGAAAAACAACCTGATTTTTATATGGATTTGATTGAAGAATTTTTTATTCGTAATCCCGGTGTTGACGTAGAATTCTGTGTATGTAGTGGTGGCAAACTTAAATCAAATAATGAAAGTTATATGCTACGTACACAAGAAATGGTCAAAGCAGGTAAACTTAAAATTTACGAAAACTTAGAAAAGAATGAATACTACGATATTGTTAATGACAGCCGTGTAGTATTCAATTGTGCTTTACAAGATTGGGTCAGCAATACAGTTAGTGAAGCCGATGCGTTAGGATGTAATGTATTATACCCGGCATATCGTAGTTTTCCAGAAACGTTTGCTAATGATCATACTCGTATGTACGTACCATGGAGCATTGATGATGCTCTAAATAAATTAATGATATTGTTGGGTAATCCACATCCTAACCTTGGCAGAATCAGTGATTACAACAATGGTACAATTGATCGTATTTGTAATATATTGCAAGGTATAGGTGGAGATATGTTGCGTATGGGCACTGACTATAGGAAACATACTCGTGAGTCAAAATACTAAACGAGTTATCATAACAGGTGCAATGGGCTTTATCGGTAGTCATACCGCTAAGGCCTTTCAGCAAGCTGGCTATTATGTTATTGGCATTGACCGAACATGGACTATTCCGGATGCTTCAATGTTTGTTAACGAATTAATCATTGACGACTTTGTAAATATTACAGCGACGGCTGCCAATATAAACAATGTAGATACAATCATACACATTGCTGGTACTAGTTTAGTTGGTCCTAGTATTGCCAACCCCGGTGAATATTACGACAATAATGTTGCAAAAACTAATCGTATGTTAGACGAATTATCTAAATTAGGTTGGAAAGGTACGATCATCTTTAGCAGTAGTGCAGCAACTTATGGTAATGATTGTTCTGTTCCTATTGCTGAATATGCACAAGGTATCCCTGTAAGTCCATACGGTCACAGTAAGAAGATGTGTGAATACGTCATTGAAAGCCATGTACAAGCGCATGGATATAAAGGTATTGCACTAAGATACTTCAATGCCTGTGGCTGTGATCCAGATGGTACACTAGGTAATAATTGGAATGATACACATTTAATTCCAAAAGTAATACAAAGTGTGCTGGAGAAAAATGCATTAACCATAAACGGCAATGATTTTTTAACCAAAGATGGAACGTGTGTAAGAGATTACTTACATGTATCTGATATTGCTAGTGCTCATGTACAATCCGTTGAACTTGCTAAAACACTTGACATCGGTACATTTGAAGCATATAATCTAGGAACAGGTCAAGGCATTAGTAATTTAGAGATAGTTAAAGCAGTGGAATATGCTACTGGACTAGATGTTGATTATAAATTAGGTCCAAGAAGATTTGGTGATCCAGATGAGCTGATTGCAGATCCAACTAAATTTATGTCAGATACTCAATGGCAACCTAAATATAGTCAATTAGAAACTATTGTATTGACTACCCTTAATTGGATGGAAAAAAATAATATTAAAATTATAAAGGTTGAACATGTCGAAGATTAAAATAGCAGAATTGTTTTATAGTGTGCAGGGTGAAGGACGTTATATGGGCGTCCCATCTGTATTTTTACGAACGTTTGGCTGTAATTTCAAATGTCAAGGATTTGGTATGCCACGTGGCGAACTAAGTCGTGAGGTAGAAGATATTGCAGCACGTATTCATTACTACGACGACTATAAAAAATTGCCATTAGTAAGTACAGGTTGTGATAGTTACGCAAGTTGGGATCCACGTTTTAAAGATTTAAGTCCAATGTTGACTACAGATGCAATTGTAGAACGTATTATGGAGATACTTCCATTTGGTGAATGGCGTGATGAACATCTAGTTATTACTGGTGGCGAGCCATTGTTAGGTTGGCAAAAACAATATCCAGACTTGTTGAAACATCCTAAGATGCAAAGTCTTAAAGAGATTACGTTTGAAACAAATGGTACTATGCAATTAACAGCACCATTTAAACAATACCTACATACTTGGAAATATCATCACGATTACGATTTCCATAGAGAAGTTACATTTAGTGTTAGTGCTAAACTACCGTGTAGTGGTGAACCGTGGGATGAAGCTATTAAACCAGAACGTGTTTGCGAGTACGAAGAATACGGTACAGCATATTTGAAGTTTGTTATTGCTACAGAACAAGACTTTGCCGATGCCGAATGTGCTATTGCTGCATATCGTAAGGCAGGATTTATTGGCCATATCTATCTAATGCCAGTAGGTGGTGTAGAAAGTGTGTATGCAATGAATAATAAGAATGTAGCATTGTTGGCAATGAAACACGGTTTACGTTATAGTGATCGTTTACAAGTTCCGCTATTTAAAAATGAGTGGGGCACCTAATGGGCATTCTAGATCAAGCAATTATACCAACTAAAGAAAATACAATGAAAAAATTTATTAAAAATTTATTCGGCATTGAAGACAAGCCAGTAAAAGTTGAAGAGCCAACAATACCAGAAGTTAAAGAAATAGCAGCAGTACCTAAAGCACCAAGAGTAAAGAAACAAAAAACAGCCAAAGAGATTGCCACAGAAAAGAAAGAACCCTGGGTAGCAGTTATGGACACTCATGTTAATAAAGATAATATCCGCAATGGCTTCTTTGAACTTGACTGGAACGAGTACTTTGTGTTACAATTAAGAACAGAAGGATATCAAGGTGAGACAGATGAATCCGTGGTCGATCTTTGGTTCCAGGACTTATGTAGAAATATTGGATCCGAAGCTGGTGTAAATATGGATCGTAGAGGTGCTGGCTATATTAATGTAAACAATCTAGGAAACGGAAGAACTGAGGTAAGTTAAATGAATAATATAATTGCAAATTTACAACTGCCCACTGATAGTCTTGACTACGATGTATTATTTGATGCAGCAGCAGCAATAAAAAATGTGCCCGGTGCAGTATGTGAAATAGGAACACGCCGAGGTGGTAGCTTAAAATTTATTATAGATGGTTTGTTATCAGTTAACGATACTAATAGAAACGTTATATGTGTTGATCCGTATGGTAATATTGACTATCATATGTCAGATTCTCGCTTTGATAAAAGTGATTATACCAATGATATGAGAAATGAGGCTATGTCAAACATATATGCCTATGTTGATAAAAAACCAATTAATGTAGTATTTTTATGTTTAGAAGATACTGAATTTTTTAATAGATTCCAAGAAGGGTTTCCATTTTATCAAAATAATAAAATTATTTTAAATCAATATGCATTGGTATTTTTTGATGGGCCCCATGATAAATCCAGTATTGTTAAAGAAGTTGAATTTTTCTTACCAAGATCGGTTATAGGATCACAATTTGTATTTGACGATGTAAGTGATTACGATCATCAAGCAATTGATGATATTTTATTACAAAATAATTTTAAAGAAGTTAAACGTACAAATAGAAAAATTTCGTACGTTAAGGTAAATTAAATGAACAAAACATATATTCTTGTAGATACAGCAAACACTTTTTTCCGTGCTCGACATGCTACTCGCGGTGATCTTAATGATAAGATTGGTATGAGTCTTGCTACCGTATTAGGTAGTGTACGTAAAGCATGGCGAGACTTTAAAGGTGATCATGTTATCTTCTTTTTAGAGGGGCGTAGCTGGCGCAAGGATGTATATGCTCCTTACAAACGTCAACGTACAGAAGCTCGTGCTGCTCAAAGTCCAAGAGAAGCAGAAGAAGATCGTGTATTCTGGGAAACATTTGATCAGTTTAAAGATTACATTACCAACAAAACTAACTGTACAGTATTACAGCATCAGCAATTAGAAGCTGATGATTTAATTGCAGGTTGGATTCAAAGTCATCCGGCTGACAATCATATTATTATTTCAACAGATGGAGATTTTGCACAACTTATTGCACCAAATGTTCGACAATATAATGGTGTGATGCAGATTACAACTACACACGAAGGATACTTTGACGAAAAAGGTAAGCACATTAAGGATAAGAAAACAAATTTACCAAAAGGTGCACCTGAACCAGAATGGTTGCTTTTTGAGAAGTGTATGCGTGGCGACACCTCCGACAACATCTTTAGTGCTTATCCGGGAGTACGTGAGAAAGGGACAAAGAATAAAGTTGGTCTGCGTGAAGCATTTGCTGATCGTGAATCCAAAGGCTACTCTTGGAACAATCTCATGTTGCAACGTTGGGCTGACCACGAAGGCGTCGAGCATCGTGTATTAGATGATTACACTCGTAATGTACTATTGTGCGATCTAACAGCACAACCAGATAACATTAAAGAGTTGATTAAAGAAACAATCAACACAGCCACAACGGCAGAAAAGAATATTCCACAAGTTGGAGTACGTTTGCTTAAACTTTGTTCCGAATATGATCTAAATAAGATCAGTGAACAGGTGCAGAGTTATGCAGAACCACTTAACGCGAGATATATAGCATGAACGCAGTAATTTCAAAAGTATTGATTCCAAATAAAGAATGGATCATCGAAGGCAATGGTAAGAAGATCGGATCTATTGCTAAGAATAAAAAAGGATATGTGTTTTTACGTAAAGGCAAAGCAGTGGAGATCAAAAGTTTTAAAGAAATTGTTGATCAACTAGCCACTGTTGATAGGAAGAAATCTAATACATTTGAAATAGAACCTCTTAATCATACCATTTATAACTATCCTTGCCGCACCAAACCCTACAATCCTGTGTATAATGTTAAATCAAGACTACCCTTATACACCAAGAATCTTAAAAGCAAGAGTAGATATTGTGCAGGCTACTATGTTATTCAATTCCAAAAAGGATGGTTAAGAGCGTATTGCCCTAAACTAATTACACTCGAACGTAATCCATATCAGGGTCCATTTAAAACTTCACAAGAAATGAAGGCTGTACTAAACAGTCTTAATAAGGTATGAAGCAACTAAACACAATACCTATTGAAAACTTCTTAGATAAGACTAAAATTGCCATAAAAACTAATCAAAAAGTAGTAAATTTAAGCATTTTAGAGGCTACAGAACTACAAAATAGTCTAGCAGTAGTAATGACTAGACTAGCAGGACAATTAGATCAATCTTTTTCAGGACCATCTACTATACAAGTTAAAATGGACGGCGGCCGTTTTTAGAAAAACAGGTAAATATATACGCACATTTGGAGCGTATGTATAATGAGTAGAACTAAACCGAACGTCTTATTAGAGATAACAAATAAAAAATCATATAAAACAGATCAAGTTTTAGAGTCTGATGCCGTATGGTCAGTGTTTTATAAAGATAAACCAATTAATTTAAAGACCAGTAGTGTAGTTGCACAAGAAGTAGGACCAAAGTATAAGAAGGTGTCGTTTGCAAACAGCGGTCATGCTTTCAATCTAGCGGAAAAATTGAATAAAATGTTCAACACAGAAGAGTTTTCCGTTTATAAACTAACCACTGGTGAGAAAATCACCGATGAATCAAAAACTTAAAATTACTAAAATAGTAGCAGAGCAGTTAGGGCTTGCCATTGACGATCGATCTATTGATAAGCTACGTCAAATATTTTGGAGTAATCCTAGATTAAAGAAAAAAGGTGGGCTGGGCCTAACTGAAAAAGGATTTGAAAGTTTTTGTAATGCTGAAATTAAGCATCATAGAGTAGCATTTGAAGAACCTATATTCTTGACCAATTCACTATTATTGTGGATTGACAATAATGTTGATTGCCCGTTTTATCTGACCCATAAAGAGATCTATCTTTTTGGAGAAAAAATGGCAATACAACTCATCTTATTTGCTGGAAATATCCAAAAATTGCAAAGAGCCCAGAAGAGATACTCAGAAATCACTTGACAAAGTGTAAGAATGTATGTATAATTAACGTATTGCAGCAGATAATCGTTGCAATATTAATTTAACTTTTTAGAAAGATTACACTATGGCAGAAGCAATGAGCGCTAATCGTACTGTTACTCCCAACGAAGCCAAGCGCAGTATCCGTAAATGTGTCAAAATCCAACGTCCTGTATTCATGTGGGGTCCTCCCGGTATTGGCAAATCCGATATTGTTAAACAAATTGGTGACGAACAAGGTCGCGAAGTTATTGACGTCCGTTTGAGCCTTTGGGAACCCACTGACATCAAGGGTATTCCGTACTATAATAGTAATGAAAATACTATGACCTGGGCACCTCCTGCAGAATTGCCCACTGATCCAGAGTCTACTGCTATCTTGTTCTTGGATGAATTGAACTCTGCTGCTCCTGCTACCCAGGCCGCTGCTTTTCAATTGGTATTGAATCGTCGTGTTGGTACTTATCAATTGCCAAAAGGTGTTAGTATTGTTGCTGCTGGTAACCGTGAAACTGACAAGGGCGTTACTTATCGTATGCCTGCTCCATTGGCCAACCGCTTTGTTCACATTGAATTGAAATCTGACTTTGAAGATTGGCAAGAGTGGGCTGTTAACAACAAACTGCACGAACAAGTTGTTGGTTATATTGGTTTTGCTAAACAAGATTTGTATGACTTTGATCCAAAGTCTTCAAGCCGGGCGTTTGCAACTCCACGTTCTTGGTCCTTTGTCAGCGATTTGCTCAAGGACGACGACTTGGATGAGCGCACATTGACTGATTTGGTTGCTGGTGCAATCGGTGAAGGACTTGCTGTTAAGTTTATGGCACACCGTCGTGTTGCTAAACAGATGCCTAACCCA